AGGTTTACCAACACCACCAGCAGCAGCATTCATTCCATATAAAGTATCAGCACCAACTTGATTCACTGCCTCCTTAGTTAAAACAAATTCACCAGGTGTCAACATCGCAGGAACAGTGTCTTTGTTTCCTTGGCCAGGAACCTCACCACCTTTATTCATCTTGGTTGTGTTATCTTTTTCTGGAACTATACCACCTTTATTCATCTTGGTTGGTTCCTCCTCCTGTTGATCTGGTGGTGGTGGTGATTCTGTTTCTTCTTTTTCTATGGTTGCATCTTCTTTTGTTTCTTCACCTGTCAATTCTTTTTCATTACTTGCGATTTCTTTATCTACATCTTTACCAAGGCCAAGTATTGATTTGACAAGTTTGATTATTTTTGGAAGGAAACCCACTGCTAATGCAATTACACCAGCAAGAACAGGGAAACCTGGCACGAATGCCATGAGTGCAGTAACAATAGCAGGCCAATAATCTTTCAGGAACCTGAATATAGAATCCATTTTCTTTTGATTTTCACCGTCACCCATCCAGTCTAAAAGTTTCATTAATCCTGTTCCAAGTAAGAACATAGTCAGAAACTTGAATATGGTGCTGAAAATACCCTCTGCTGGTTTTAAAAGTTTTCCAACTGCACCTCCAACTTTTTTAATCGCACCTTTTGTTCCTTCTAAAAGGTTTTCTTTCATGCTTCTTTTTTTCTTCTCTCTTGCTTTTCTAGTATCGTCTGCTTGATCCTTACTAATATCTTTTTGAGCTTCAACAATACCTTTGATAATATTCACATCGTTTGATATCTTCATGAGTGCACCAGACATATCACCGCCACCCTCATCTCCTGCTGGAGCAACTGGAGCAAGTGCAGAACCTGGCGATACAAAATTCATTGCATTTTGTTTTTTCTTCGCCTTTCTATCTGCTATTGCTTTATCTTTTGCATCTATCTCTGCCTTTATCTGTTCTGCCGATTTAGCATCAGATCTTCTCTTTCTTGTTACTTTTAATTTACCAGTCTTATCTTTCTCTACTTCCCTTTGTGCTCTTAAATCTTTTATTGCTATTGCTAATTCTTTTAGTCTATCATCTTTAGGATTTTGTATCTGAAGTGAATTGAAAGTTTCTTTTAACGCACGAAGTTGACCCGTGTAAGACTCTAGTTCAACGGGTTCGTATCCAAAATCATTGATAAGCAGTTGCTTAATTTCCTTATTTGGTTTAGGCATTACTTAGATTGCTGGCGTTTAAGTTCCTCTTCTTCGAGATGTTGTTTTAATAATCCAACATAGATGTCTCTTTCCCAAGGCATCATGTTTTCAATCTCAGTTAATGAGTATTTATGGTATTGCATCAACGAAAAGTTCAACTTATAGTAGCTAGCAAGATCCATATGGATCATCGCTACCCGAAAAAAGACGCTAAACCCTCAAGTACAACTTCACTTTCGACTTTTGTTTCTGGATTTTTTACCTTTATGGTATGTGATAATTTAGGCATTGATGTAAAGAACTCTTCAATCTTTTTAAATTGTGATGAGTTCATCGACTCAAGAAATTCTGTTATCTCCTTTCTTGTGCAGTCTGCTGCAACCCATACCTCTTCGTCAGTATATATTTTATCAATACAAGATGCGATGAGTCTGAATGATTGTTCCATTGCATTCTCATCTTTGAAATCAAAATTGTTTTTAATAAACTCATCCAAAGAAGGATACTTAAGTTCCATCATTAGGTTTTCATCTAGTTTAATTTGATTTGAATGACCCTCAGTTTTATTAACCTTAATATCATCTAAATCAATTGCAACTTTAACACTTGTTTTCTCATCGTCAGGGCAAATTATATTAACATCTATTGATTCACCAACTGACTTTCCACGAATGTTTAAAAACAAATATTCAATATCAAAAGTTGGTAGTGACTCTACTTTAATTCCCTTTGTTTGAACACAACTCTTAAGAACCGCTTTGATAGCTTGAGTTATTTGTTTTGTGTCTTCACTTTCTAAAGCAAGAACTAAAAGTTTTTCTTCTTTCACCAGAAAAGGTCTATAGTTTATTTCCTTCTCTGTAGATGGTAACACCATACTATACGTTGGTGTCGCAATTTTTGGTAAAGGCATGATATCCTATTATGCAATTCAGTATATTATATAGCAGGGTTAATCTAAGAGTGATCTCTGAACAACTCCACCTACCACATCACCCAGTAAATCTATTCCAGTTAATTTATCTACAGCAATATTAGCGAACTGGCCAGCATAATATGCAACTGATGAATCTAAAGAATTTGCTCTAGGTTTTGCACTATATCTCGTATAAGAAAATGAAACACTGCATTTTAATAGGTCTGATGCGTCATATGTAACAGGCATTGCTGAAATTGCTTTTGGAAAAGCATCTATAAATTTATATGTTAAAGGTCTGGTTCTACCTCTAACTGGATCTTTCGAGTTTAAATTCTTCTCAAACTTTGTTATTTCTAAACCACCTTTATACTTAGCAGGAAACTTCATTCTATAATGAAATTCACCAGTATGTCTATCATTTGTATCGTTTGTCATATATGACATCCAAGCTTCAAAAAATCTAATTGGTATATATTCTTTTGCGTCACAATAGAATGTCAATGAAATCTCCTCATCAAATACTCTACGATGAGCATACTTCTCTGACACTCCTGTGAAATCATTATCTAAGTTTGCTGTTGCTAAAGATGAACCTGGCAGTGTTGCCTCTGAGCAAAATAATTGTAGTTTTTCTCTCCTTGTTTTATCAAGGTATTTAAAATTTAATAAATTTCCAAGACCTTGTTTACGAAGATAATTTCCAAAAGATTCTCCGTTTTCATTTAATTGCTTTGGATCTTGAATTGATACTTGATAAAACGAAGTGGTTGCTGGCTCTAGC